CACGATCATCCCCAACGACAAGATCGCCTTCACCGGCGGCGCTGGTTCGGGCTCCAGCTCCGAAGCTAACGGCATGACCGTCCCCTTCCAACAGGGCTCCAGCTCCGAAGCCAACGGCATGACCGTCCCCTTCCAACAGGGCTCCAGCTCCTCGGTCTCCAACGCCTACCAAGGCAACAGCTCCTCGACATCCAACGCCTTCCAACGGAACAGCTCATCCACCTCCAACTCGTTCCAGGGCAACAGCTCCTCGGTCTCCAACGCCTTTTCCACGCTGTACGGCGCCTCGATCCCCTTCACCAAGTCCACCGAGCGCGTGCTCGCTGAACGATCCGAGCGGGAAACCGTCGCCGCGATCAACAACCCCAAACCGCTCGACGTGCGCTTCGAGTCGCAGGTCATTAACAACGTCGAGTACGTCACCGCCGAACAACACCAGCGCGGTATGGCCCAAGCCGCCGAGCGCGGCCGCGTCCTGACCCTCGAAGCGCTGCAAAACAGCGTCACCTCCCGCCGCAAGGTCGGTATCAACTGATGAGCACCTTCGCCTTCGTCAACTACGCCCGCTTCACCCAGAGCAACGGCACTGCGACCTCCCCTGTTCACGCCTACCAAAACTTCTCGGTGAACCAGCCCCGCATCTACGGCGGCGTGACCTACCAATTTGTCCCCTTCGCCGTCTCCACCGGCGCCGGCAGCAAAGGAGGCGACCGCTCCGAAGCCACCCTCGGTGCCGGCACCAACGCCATCACCGTCAACGTCTTCGCCGAGGCCGTGAACTCCGGCTGGCTCCTCGAACTCAAGACCGTCTCCCTCAACCCCGAGACCTTCGCCGACACCGCCCTGATCCGCACCGAGATCTGGCGCGTCGCCCGCTACGAGATGGACACCGAAAAGATCCTGCTCAAACTCACCTCGCCCCTGGACGCCGTCCGCGAGCAGGTGCCCAACCGCTACCTGAACACGCGACTGGTCGGCGCCCTCCCGACCTCAGCGACGTTGGTGGTGAGCTGATGCCGACCTGGATGCGCTGGATCGGCCTCCCCCACGGCTTCGGCGCCCACCCCCAGGACGGCATCGCCTGCGACTGCGTCCTGATGGTCTGGTCCGTCCTCGACGAAGCCGGCGTCCACCATCCCCCTTTTGCTCAGGAATGGCTTGACTTGGCCAGGGCGGAGCGCTGGCGTGACCTGCAGAAGTTGTGGGATGCCGGCACCCGAATACTCCCGGAGCCCCAGCCCTACGCGGTCACGTTGTTCCACAACGGCCCCAACGGCCTGGGTGTCGGCGTGGTCGTCGATGACGGCCTGCTCATGGTCCACCACAAACGCGGCGTCTGCTGGATCCCCCTCGCCGTCATGAAGCGCCTCCCCTACTACGAGTTCGTCTGATGTCCGACCCCCGGATCCTCCCCGCCGACCGCTACCTCGCCTCCCTGCTGGGTATCAGCGACGAGGACTACGCCCTCTTCAAAGCCGAGGTCGAAAAACGCGCCGCCGAAGGCCCCCAGCCCTCGGTCGTAGCCGGTGTCGAGACCCTCGCGATCATCTCCCTTGTGCTGACCGTCCTCTCGGTTGGCTTCACCATCGCGGCGTCCTTCTTCAAGCCGCAGCCCGACGACACGCGCCCCGCCCAGCTCAAAAGCCGCAACCGCGGCGGCCGCGCCCGCACCGAGAACGAACGCTTCGCCCCCCGCTACGGCTTCGACTCCGCGCAAGACATCACCACCCTCGGTGCCGTCATCCCCTTGGTCTACGCCCTCCGCGAAGCCGTCGGTGGCGTGACCTACGGCGGCGTCCGCGTCAACACCTCCCTGCTCTGGTCCCAGATCTACAGCCTGGGCGGCTCCCAAATGCTCCGGGCCATCTTCCTGATCGGCGAAGGCCCCATCGGCGCCATCGACACCCAGAACTTCGCCGCCGGCGGCAACACCCTCGCCTCCTACAACTACGGCAGCGCGACCGCCGCAGGCAGCCGCATGACGGTGTACGGCCGCTACACCGCAGCCCACGGCCTCACGAGCCGCATCAACTCCACGCACTACGTCTTCGGCCGTGACCCGAGCACGGACAAAGGCGCCGCCAGCACCGGCGACATCTTCTTAGTCAACGGAGCCGCCAGCTTCAGCAGCGCCAATCGCCCCAACAACCAAACCACCTTCGGCGTCTACAACCTGATCGGCAACGACTTCGGCTTCCGCATCAACCCCACGATCAAGCCCATTGTCCAAGCCCAGCTCATCCCCGAGGGCGATGACGGTGACGCCAAAGTCAAATGCACCGTTGACGACGTTGCCTGGGCCCAGAAGAAAAAAGCCCAGACCTACTTCTCCTCCCGCGGAGCGATCACCAGCAGTGGCCTCGGCAGCATCGGCGGCACCACGTCCTACACGCTGTACAACAGCACCGATAAAGACACCGTTTTCAGCCGCGACGTCAAAAGCCTGACCACACCAGGCGACTGGGTGTTCTCAAAGGAAACCAGGGCAAAACAAGGCGCCGGAACCTTCGTCAAGTCGATCAACAAAGGCTTCGCGCACTACCACGACGACACCGAGGACGAAAACACGACGATCATCTCAGACCTCGAAAGTCGCATCAGCGCCGGCATCTCCGGCCCGATCACCGTCGACTCCAAAGGTAAAGGCTCGTTCAACGTCAATGTGACCTTCAACACAAACGGCCTCGAGGACAGCGATAACAACAACGAAGACCTAAACCTCTATCTGCAAACACTCAAAGCAGTCCGCTTCATCTTGAAGTGGAAAAACGACCTCTCCGCCGACGACCCCGAGGACGATGTCGTCATCCGACTACCCCTGCAGGTTCTTGTCAGGACCAAGGTAAAACAACAGTTCACAGCAGATGGAGGATCAATCTCAGCACCGACATTGAGCGTGAGCAAAGACGGGGATGGCAAAGTGACGGATGTCAGCATCTCCGGTGGTGGAGGCACACTCGGAGGCTTAACAACCACACAGTCGTTCACAACCCCTCAGTTCAAATTCAAGAGAATCCCCCAGATGATCGCCAGCTCCGGCAAGGTCAGCGCGGGGACGAACGTGACCGCAACCTTCACCCTCAAGTTCAATGCCAAAAAGGCATACATCGAGACCGCTGATGACGTAGCAGCCAGCGTCTCTGGACGCCAGAAAACCTGGGACGACAACCTCATCGAGGGGGAGCTCTACAAAATCGGATCCGGCCTCGCAATCTGCACCGAACGCACAGAGACCGCCTTCGTATCCGACGCCGACATCAGCTCAGGCTCAGGAAGCTCAGTCACCGCATCCTTCAGCACAGTGCGCACCGGTTCCGTCACCACCAACAGCTCGAGCCAAGCTCAACTGGACGGCTGGACGTGGAACGAATCGCGCCCCTCCGTCGAATGGCGCAACGTCGCCTCAACTGACGGTCACATCCTCCGCTGCGCCATCGCCAGCATCTCCACAACCCGAGCCTGTAAGGCCGTCGAATTCGGCATCCGCTCTCGGCTCGGCATCCGAATCGGTGGCATCTGCAACTTCAAGGAGTCCCTCAGCTTCGACGAGTGCGACAACCGCGCCTGCCTCGACTACAAGAACGACATCATCGAAAAAGGCAGCACGCTCAAAACAGACATCCACCAGTCGAACACGATCTCTGCTCCGGTAGAGCGATACTCCTTCTTCGCCATTTACTACCGCGAAGCCGGCAGCACCGGTGGGTTTACCAAGCTCAGCAACGCCTACGGCGTCCGCGGCGCCACTCAGCAGAACGTCTTCAACTACATCCAGCTCGACATGCCCTCTGTGAAGCAGTGGGAATTTCAGATCGAGCCCTACTCGAGCTTTGAGGTACGCAACGGAGGCATCGGCACGCTCTACGTACTAGACGCAGCACTCACCACAGCTCAGACGGTCACCGAGGGCGGTGTCACGGTACGTTTCACCGGCACCTCCGTCGCCAACTCTGAAGACAGCTTCGCCATCACAGTGGGGCGCCGCAAAGCAGCAAAAGGCTCCCTCAACATCGCCCGTTCTGACACCAACTACGCCAACGGAGACCTCTCCTACATCGACACCTGGGGCAAGCTCGCCGAAGCCTTCGTCTACGAAGAGATCCAATCCTCAGCCGCCAACGGCCCCGAGCACGAAGTCGTCTACATCAACGAGATTGTCCCCAACGCCACAGCACCCCTCTACGACAACCTGGCCCTGCTCGGGGTCAACATCATGTCCTCGGTCGAGTGGCAGCAGTTCAACCAGTTCTCCTGCTACGTCACCGCAGGCAAAACCTGCCGGCGCCTGCTCGAGTCCGGCTACAGCACCGGTTCAACCCACCTCTTCCCCGACGTCTTGCTCGACCTACTGACCAACACCACCTACGGCGCGGGCAACCTGATCACCGATCAGATGATCGACTTCACCTCCTTCCAGGAGGCCGCCCAATGGTGCCAGGACAGTAAATACTTTTACGACGGCGTGATCGCCGACCGCGTCAACCTCCGCCAGTGGGCCGCCGACATCGCCGCCACCCACCTGCTGATCTTCGGCGAGCGCGACGGCAAGTTCTTCCTGCGCCGGGCGTTGCCCACCAGCGCCGTCACCATCAAGGGCCTCTTCACCGCGGGGAATATCGCCGAGGGCTCCTTCCAGCTGCAGTACCTGGATCCCGAAGACCGCGACCCCATTCAGGTCTCCGTCCGCTACCGCGAGGAGCGCGCCTCCACCGACCTAAGCAACCCGGGCCTCTTCCCCGTCGTCCGTGAGCTGATCGTCCGCGAAGCCTCTACCCCCGAAGGCGCCACGATGCAGTCCCTCGACATGAGCGACTACTGCACCAACTCGGCGCACGCCATCGACGCTGCGAAATACATCATCCGCATGCGCCGAATCCCCACGCACTCGATTCGCTTCACCACAACCCACGAGGGCGTCCTCGCTCAAATGGCCCCCAGCGACTACATCCGCGTCGCCATGGACACCACCGAGTACGACCAGTTCAACAACGGCGTTGTCACGCCTAGCGGCTCCCTGGTCTCCACCAAGTCCCTGGCCGACGGCGCCTACGACGTCATCGCCTGGAACGGCGAAGCCGCCACTGCTCCCTACGACGCCACCCTCGCAGTCAGCGCTAACGGCACCCAGGCAACACCAACCGGCATCGTCTTCACCGTCAAAATCCCAAGCACGCAAGTCCGCACCTACCAAATCGAGCGCATCACGCCCAACGACGACGGCACCTTTACGATTGAGGCGGTGCACATGCCCACCAACGGATCCGGTGTGCTGAACCTCGCCGAAAACATCGAGCTCGGCAGCACCACGTCCTCCGCCAACTGGACGATTCAAGGCTGATGGCTGTCACCTTCCCCTCAATCGAACCGACAAGCCGCAGCTTCGTCGCCCCAAAGTGGCCAACCACTGGCACCACCAGTCAGTCCGGTGTCACCACCCGGCGCCTCTGGGGCAGCCTCCCCTCGCAAGCCCAACTCTCACTCGGGTTCGCGAACATCACTGACGACAATGCGGCGTTAATCCTTGCTGCTTACAACGACGCCAAAGGTGCTACGACAGACCTCACATTACCTAGCATAATCTTCAACGGTGCTTCTACAAACTTAGCCAACTGGCTCTCTACATTCTCCACCGGCGCCGGCATGAAGTGGTTCTTCACTGAAGAGCCCCCAACCGTCGAAAGCATCGCCCCCGGTCGCTCTTCGGTGAGTCTCCGCCTCATCGCCGAACTTAGACTGATCTAAAAGCCCGAGAGCGATGGCCGTCAAAACAAGCGCCACGGCGCACCTCAAATTCAAAGTCTCGAGCGCGGCCGCATACTTCACGATTGCCAAGGTCCGCGACGTCAAACTCGACATCAACCGCGATGCGCTGGAAACCACCGGCATCGGCCAGCTGGATCGCACCTACGCCTACGGCATCCGCGGCACCAGCGGCAGCGGCACCCTGCTTTACGACCCGAGCGACACCGGCACCGCTGATCTGATGAATCAGATCCTGAGCGACACCGAGACTCTCTCCGGCTTGCAACTCGTACTCGACACCGGCAGCAGCGACGGCACCATCTCCGGCGACGCCCTGATCACTGCAGTCGGGCCCGGAGTCTCCGTCGGCGATCTCGTGTCCGTACCCATCAGCTTCACCGTCTCCGGCAAACCCACCGGAGCCTTCTGATGGCACTGCTCGGCAACGGCGGCATCCTCGAGCTCAGCCGGGAGTGGCCAGAGCCGATGGCGTTGCAGCGTGACGCCATCAACGTCAGCAACTCCACCGTCTCCCTGAACAACGCCGGCTACTGGACAGGTGACCGCATCCTGTTCACAGCCGCCAGCGGCATCCCCTTCGACCTGAACGGCGACGGCTACGCCGACTGCCCCGACGGACACGGCATCTACCGAGGCTCCATATACGAGCTCGGTCCTGCTCGCGACTTCTACACAGGCCCTGAAACCAACGAGAACGGCCCCCACTACCGAATCGAGTCCCTGGCCCTAACGCCCGCGGCCTTCAACTACACGTCAACGCCTAACACGCTCATCGTCTCCAACGTCAATTTCCAGACGGGAGAGCGCGTGCTCCTCGCGAGCGCGGCTGGGCTTCCGATCGACCTAAACGGAGACGGCTACGCGGACCTCCCCGAAGGCCACGGTGTCTACGCAGGCTCGCAGTGGGCGCTGGGCCCCGCCCGTGATCACCTCACAGGTGAGAGCTCCATCTACTACACCGAGACTGACTCAGACAACTTCTACGCAACAGCGGATACGACAGGATTCTCTACGCTGTTAGAAGCCTACATCGTCAAAGACGCACACAACAAGGTACGTCTCTACGATTCGCTGGGATCCAGCGCTACCGAGTACGTCATCAAAGCTATAAAGCCCGGCAACCTCGTTCTTTCTAAGTACTCAGACGCACCTGGCTACGCCGCCGCCGTGGAAGCAGCCGCTACTGCCGTCGCCAACCTTGACCTAGCGACCGAAGAAGCCCTCGAGGACGTCATCACCCTGCCCTCGGCCCTGAGCTTCAACTACTACAACCGCAATCAGGACACTGGCTTCGCAACCCAGTTCGACGCTTACGGCTACATGGATCAGCTGGACCGCATGCGCCTGCTCACCAGCGAACTCCAGGCATACAACAACGACAGCACAGCCGCCCTGGCACTTCGCTCTGTGGACTGCGGCAACTTCGTCGTCAGCCGCTACAGCACCGACAGCGCCTACACAGCGGCCCTCAACACGGCAGCAAACTCAATCAAGCCGCTGTCCCTCCCCAACGACAGCCAGGAACTCAAAGCCGTCATCACGCCTCCGGCCGCCCTCGTGTCCTATCCGGAGGACCCCGACAACCGAGGGTGGCTCATCCAAGCTCAACTCCAGGAGTGGGCCATCGATGTCGACGCCGCCAACCTCGACATGACCGCTATCGGCGAGACCTTCGGCGAGAACACCAAAGCCCTGGTCCGCGGAGCAGGAGCACTTCAGTTCCTTGTCGAGCACCACACGAGCGCGGCAGGCCAAGACTCCCTGGCCCTCCTCCGCCTGGTACTCCTGACCCAGCGCGGCTGCAAGAGTGGCGCCAAATTCTGGCTCTACCAAAACCGCGACACAAATTGCGGTCGCGTAGGAGGTTCCGTTTACTACGAATGCGATCTTTTACTTACTAACACCAAGATCAATACTCGTGCAGATCAAATCATCGCGGGCAGCTCTGATTTCGTCGTAACGGGCGAGATCTCTATCAAATCAGTTGCGTAAACCATCGCTAAACTGAACCAGAGTGCGGAAGCATTGTGGCTCGCCTGAAATACGCCGGCCTCAGCGGCGCCCTGGACAACATCAACGCCACTCAGGCCGAGTTCCGCTCTCAGATCGCAGCGCTCAACGACCTGATGCGTCAGGTGGCTGGCACCGCCAACGTGGCAGCCGGCAGCACCGAGATGGTGGACCCGCTCACGGCGCCGTTCACCCTGTACGTCAACCCATACATCGGCCAGGACACCTTCGCCGCAGGCTCCTACAACACCTACGAAGCTCCCGCCGGCAGCCCTGACAGCGACGTCATCGAGGCCAAGCTCAAGCGCCTCGATAAGCAACGCCTCACCTGTGGCTTCAGCCCGCAACGCCCGTTCAAAACAATCAACCGGGCGATCATCGAGGCCGCGATCATCACCAGCAAGAACTGGTACACGATCACCGACCCGAAGGCGCATCTGGACTGCGTCTCGATCATCCTCGCCCCAGGTGTCCACACCGTCTACAACGACCCCGGCATAGGTGACCCGATCACCTGGGTCGATGGTTACGAGCCCACGCCGGACGACCTGAAGAGGTTCAACCCCTCCGGCGGCGGCATCCTGCTGCCCCGTGGCTGCTCGCTCTGCGGCCCCGACCTGCGCAAATGCACCTTCCGCCCCAGCTGGGTGCCCGCCAACGAGGACGAACTCGCCAACCGCAGCAACCGCAGCGAGATCTTCAAGGTCACGGGCACCGGCTACTTCTTCGGGTTCACCTTCATGGACAAGGTGAACACCCCGACCAGTCACCACCTGCTGTCGGGCTTCGGTTTTGCCAGTAAGACCGAGCTCGACGCCTTCTACACGAAGGTTCGCACCTACGTCGGCAGCCCGGCCAACCTCAGCAATGCGCTGACTGTCACCCGCAACACCGAGCACGAGATCGTCGGCCCCATCGACGACACCCCCGATCCTGACTGGGATACCACGCAATCGGCCTCGCCCTACATCTTCAACTGCTCGGTGCGCTCCCAGTACGGCATGGGCGGCATCCACGCCGACGGCGCCAAGGTCACCGGCTTGAAGTCAATGGTGACCGCCAACTTCACCGGCGTGTCCCTGCAGAAGGACATGACCTGCTGGGAGTTGTACCTCTCCGGGGCGTGGAACACCATGCCCAGCTACGAGACCTACATCAGCAGCGACCCGAACGACGTCCGCCAAAAGCCCACACGCCGCAGCTACCACATCCGTGCGATCAACGATGCCTTCATCCAGGAGGTGTCGATCTTCGCCATCGGCCAAGGCGTCCACCACGCCACCGAGAACGGCGCTGAGATCTCGATCACCAACTCCAACAGCTCCTTCGGTGGCTGCGTTGCAATCTCCAGCGGATACAAGAGCAAAGCCTTCGCCATCGACACCGAGTGGCGCTTCGCCTACTTCAAGGCCCCGCTCAACATCAGCGAGAAAACCGGCAACATCCAGAAGTACTACCTCGGCACGATCAGCAGCTACGCCGATGGCCAGACCCGCTTCGACCTAGCGCAGGATCTGGTGGCGGCTGATGGCTCCACCACGGTGCCGAAGATCCTCGGCGATCTCGGCTACACGCTGCGCGAAGACAGCTACATCTGGGTCGAGAACCCCAATGGCACCGACTGGCGTGCGCAACTGGCCGCCAACGCCTGGAGCACCAGCGACCCGAACCGGATCTACCTGAGGTCAGATACCCCCCTAGAGGACGAAG